GATGAAAGAATATACTGTAGCTTATATTAAGAAGCATATTTCTAACACTTTTGGTTTTGCTGTGAATAAAATTGAGCTTCTTGAGTAGGATAGTGATCCAACTGAATATTTATACTTGTATCGATCACTATACTTATGTCGATTAAGGAGCACATTATGTTAATTACAGGCAAAACTCTTTTAGCACTCAAATCTTTTGTAAAGAAGAATACTTTCCCAGACGACAAACTAAGTACCGTTTTCTATGACGGCAGCGGTTTTCTTGTTGCTACGGATACATACCAGTTGGTTACTATCGAAGCCAACTATGAAGAACTTGGTGATGAGCCATTTTCTTTAGACGCTGATATTTTTAATCGTATCAAGGGTGCAGATAACATTGAGATCACTGATACTTGCTGCAAGATCGGTAAGTGGGTTATCGAGCATGATTTTAAAGAAGGTAGGTATATTTCCCACAATTCTCTAAAGAATCTTACCTATCGTGAAGAAGAAACATTTGAGCCAGGCGTTTATGACCCTGTTTATATGGAAAACGCATCTAAGTTAGCTAAAGCTATGGGCGGCTTCTTAAAGATCGTTCACGCCCAAAGCGAGATTGTATTTGATATTGTCTATAGTTCTGGGGTATCAACTGGCACTAGGGTAGCTTATATGAAAAAGAATCTGTAAGGGGTAAAGTAAATGGATCGCCGTGTAATTGATTATTCGCTTGATGGGTATTGTCGCAACATAAAAGTTGAAATTATGATTTCCGATGATGCAAACATACCAGAATCAGCCGTAAATAAAGCCCTAATGATCGCCATTAACTACCTAATCGAAAACATGGAAACGGAAGAAGTGGAAAGCGCCGAATAAGGTGCTTTCCTTTATCCCAAGTTCAACAATCTACACATCTTAAAATAATTCTCTCGTAAAACTGGGTTTTCAAATCGCACCACCCCGTTAAGATATAATCTTTTCAAGGTACGTATAAATTCACGTGAGTTTTCTACTGCGATCATATTCAAATCGTAATCGTCAATCGTTAGTGCAATAACTTGTTTATCTGATGGTACTTTATCGTTAATATAATAAATAAAACCACTCTCATCATACCAGCAGGCGAACACATAATCGTTAAACTTAAACCCGTATCTATATTTTGCCGTTGAGGGCTTTTTAGCTATGAATTTATCGGTAGCGTTGGTGAACTTATTACCTGTAATATAATCGCCGTACTTAGTGCCTTCAGCAATGGCACCGCCTATAGTGTTTAGCGATTCTTCTTGGAAAGCCTCGGGAGATACATAATCAAAAAGCAATACAATATCTGTACCGTCTTTCGTTTTACCTAGCTTGTATTGTGTATAACCCTTTTTAGGTTTTGTAATATGTAGGAAACAGAATAAAGGGTTAATTATATTACATGAGTTCGTGAGCAAGAAAAACGTAACATCGCGGCGTTTTCGCGAAATGGTAATGAGCAACGAAAGTATAGCGTTTACCTCGTCAACCAAATAACCAGGCGGGCGGTTATTCTCGCGCAAATATTCGTCCCAAACGATATACTTAACTTTCGGAAACGGTACACCCTTATAATCTTGATAACGGGAAGCTATCAAGAGATAACAAAAAGTTCGCCACTCTGGTTTTTCGCTATCTTTTGGACGCTTCGCTATCTGGTATTCAGAACCGACCAGTCTAAAAACGTAATCTTTGAACTCTGCATCGGTCGCAACGTCAGAAAATATATACTTCTTAACCGCTCGTAATTCAGGCTCGTAGCGGCGAATGTAGACACATTCTTCACCGTGCTTAATGAATCGTTTAACGCAATGCTTCAACGCAGTGTAGGTTTTACCGATTGAACGGGCACCCGCAACCAATACAATGTTTGCATTGTACGAAAGAGCTTTGTTTATGTCCCAATACTTACTCATAGCTTATATATTAACATACCTTCTTATTTGCCAACTGTTCCAATTATAATTACCTGCACAATATGCGTTCGCATCTTCACGCAATTTAGGGCCCTGACCGCTACCATGTCCTATACATTGATTGTTACCAATATACATTTCAACGTGTGTAGTATTAGAGCCGTAACCAAATATAATGAGGTCGGCAGGCTGCATAATATCCTTTGGTAAATTTCCGCCGCTACCCGTTGCTATTTGTTGCCCTTGTTCCGCTTGCGCACCTGTCCAGGTACCTATTTCAAGCCCACAGACTTTCTGATAACAATACCATGTGAAACCCGAACAGTCGGTGTATCCTGACGTTTCGGGGGATAGTCTCCCTGCGCCCTGACTATATCGAAACTTACCCAAGCAACTTTTTGCAAACTCCACTAATTGTTGCTGTGCTTCCGTGCCTGTAGCACTACCGCCGCCTGTGTTTCCGCCCGTAATAGCTTCGCCCGTGTTATTAAGTGCAGGCTTCCACGTTTGAGGGGAAACAGGTACACATACAAGCCCGTTTTCTAGACCGTCGGTGCCATATATTGTGAGGGTATTATTATAAAGTGTTATATGAGATATAACATTCGTTAATTCTTGCGTTCCACTATTCTCGCCACCCTCGCCCGTCCCAGCGCCGCCGTTTTGTCCAAAATCAGGCGGCATGCTTTCGCCGTCCCACTCGTTTAATCGGTTGTAAACGGTAGTGTATCTGGTGCGGTACTGTCCTAGCACTCCATTGTTCAAACAGACCTGATAAATTCTATCAAGCGTAGCGCTACCTCCTGCGGTTGCGACCACTTGACCAGCACTTCTAGGGGATTGATGATACATACTCATAGCGAAAATTAAGGGCTTGGGGTTATCCTGCGACAACCCCCACCCCTCCAATGTCGATATATACCCCTCGAAATCGGTTATGGCCTGGTTTTCTTGGACAATATGCGATTCGGTAGAAGCGAAAGCATTTGAAACACTTTCGCCCTCTCCCTGGTTTAGATATCGTGCATTCCAATAGCCACTATTTTGATCGTTGCTTGAGAGTGAGTTCTTCAAACTATCAGCCAACATTTCAAAATCAGTCGGGCGTTCTGACTGCATACGGTTTAGTAGCGCAGCGGCGCGAGTACCGAACCACTGCATCATACCAATAGTAATCGGGTCGTTATAATTCACGGATTGCCAGTTCCAATGGCTCTCAACTTCACCAATTACATACATAGCGTAATAGCATATTGTCCTAGTATCAGGCATTATTCAACCGTAAAATCTGCAGGTGCGCCTATAATTTTTACACTATTCCATATGTTGATCTGAATGTTTCCGTCAATATTGTTTGTGTTATTTGAGTAATAAAGATATATATAGCCGTCATTACCAATGGCAAACGTTCCCGCATTTGCGCTAATATACACTTTACTACTTGCATTAGTAATGGTCCCCGAGTTGTCAAACATATATGCTTGCGTTATTCCTGTGTTGACATTAGTTTTTAGACCGTAATAGTTAGTCCCCGGAATCTGTGTACGCTGTACTGACGCGGTAGTGGTAATGCGGCCAAAAATGTTGATAATCGTTTTCGCGGAATTGATAAACACCTTAAGCACGGAATCAGTTGCAACATTCTTTGCTATATTAGTACCGTTATAAGTAGTGTTTGTAAGGACAAAGGCATTGTTCAGCGTATTAACATCGCTAGCCAATTCCATTAATTCAGAGTTTGCAGACTGTAGCCCCGTCTGCAATGTTCCAATGTTTCCGTTTGCTGCTTCCAAACCAGATTGCAAGGTTGAAATCTTACCATTAGCAGCGCTCATCTGTGACTGCAAGGTAGTAATCTGCGTACCCTGCGAGCCTGTCAAGGTCTGCAAGGCGCTAATCTGACCTTCCATCTCTGTAATAGTTTCGGTCGGTATAAGCCCCGCCACGTTTGCAAGTGCTGCATCAGTCGCATTTGCGAGCGCGTTATAATCGGTCACTAGGTCGAATAGTGCCGTACTTTCAAGCGTTGGCAGTGAATAGTTATTGGTAGCCATTGTTTTATTCCTCCTCAATATATGCAAGTGCGCCGTACTTTTTCAACTCACCCCAACTACGAATAGTTTTAGGAGTGCTCGGCGTGTATATTGTATCATCGATTGGGTACGGTTTGCACCGTGCCAAAACCTGTTCGAAATTGCCAAAATCAATCAAGTCAAGTAGCACCGCCGCATAAAATGCGAGCTGGTATAGTGTCCAACCATGCAACGCAGTAGTCACTTGAGAATAGGTCATTTCGCCATATTTTGTTTCAAACTCTTCATAAGTTGCGGCGTATGGTCGCGTTGCGTTGAACAGTTGTTTGTTTATATAGGGCGCATAGTGCCTATTACCATCAACCACGGGCGATAACCACCTACTAATACCTGCATAGATATTAGTAATTCGCTCGTCTAATTCCTCGTAATTTTCCGCTATTTGATTTTTCAAAACATTGTACAACGTATCAGTATATTCTTTAGCCTGTTCTAGGTTATCAGCAAGCCCCGCATCAAGAATAGACTGTGAAATCGCTTCATCATTGATTTTTAAAAGTGCTTGTAAAAGCCATTGTATCTGATCTTCTAGGCGGATGGCATATTTCCAGCTAGGTGGAAGTGGATACTGGTATCCTTGGTAGGCAAAATCAAAGTCACCAGGATAATTTAACATGCTCATGAGTAGCCCTCCTTTACTAATAAACTTGTATAAAACACGGCTCTAAAATTCCGAAAACAATCTGTAGCGCGTTGTTAACACCTGATAGCCACTCACTCAATGCGGTCGACACCATATTATTCATGCCGTAGTGCGTTGATTCCGTGGTTGCATTATTGGTATTGGTTCCTGTCGATTGCGTGATATTAGTAGCGTAATTCTCCCCGCCTTCTTCATACAGTCTATTTTGCGGCGTGTTAGAAAAAATTTGTTCGCTTTCGTTGCCTGCATTGTTGGTTGTGGTCGACTTGTCGCCCGTCATGTAGGACAACCAGCTTTTATCTTGTGCCGCTTTTTCAAGCGATACAAACACGGGATTAATGGCTGGCATATTTTCATCTAACGCCCTATTCAAATAAAAAATAAATTGTGTTGACGTTTGCGCGCTGATTTTCCTATATCGAAAATGATTGATAATCTTTTCGTTCAACCATTCTCTCTTTGTTTCATCCCAGATCGGATAATCCCTCATTCCAAGATCGCAACCGTAAAGCCTTAATAGGCTGTCAACGTCGGGCGTATCATAATAATTTTCATAACTTCCCGCTATTAGCATTATAACCACCCTTCGTTACCCGTTAAGGTTGGGTATCTCGCGTCATCAGGTTCTGCCATGTGAGGTACCGCCCACGAAACACTAATAGGCCGGTCCAGCTCAAAAGTTCGGTTTACTTCCTCACAAAAACGTTCACGACACATCAGACGAGAACGACGCAATAGCATAATCTGTTCATTGTTGCTCATTGCCTCTTTCGTTTGCACGCGTTCGCGTTTTTCAGTGTTTGAGTTATCCGCCCCGAAAATTGTCATAGCGAGATCAAGAATTTTCTTCTGATTGTTGAAAATATCTTCTGCAATGTAGGGCGCTTGTGTCTGCATAACTTCGGGGGTGCCTGTTCCTGGTGCATCGTTTAGGTATAACACCTGGTCGTTACGCTCAAGTTTTGAATATAACTCTTGGTTTGACTTTAACGCCTGTTCGGACGTTCGGATTATATAGGGTGTTCGTTGCGCGCCTGTGTTTAGGTCGGCTATAGCATCATACGTTGCCAAACGTCGTGCAAAATACTTAATATGCGCGTTTAAGGGGGTACGGCGCATATTATCGAAGCCCACTACACAGTCACGCGGGCGGTAGGTGATTTCTTCACCCTCCCCAGCGATTCCCCAGGGTTGATTATGACGGACCCAGGTACGCCCTACAGGACTAACTAACGTTACCTCGTTAGGATTGTAATATAGATTGTAGGTGTCAACGGGGGTACACTGTGCAAACAAAAAACCACCGCTTTCCTGAAAGAGTCCACCCATTCCCCAATTAAGAAAGATAAACTCTAAGGCGCGAGGGTCTATTCCCGCTGGTAAGTTTTCCCACTTAAAAGCAGCTAGGGCAATGTTAGACAAATAGTCTTCCCAAAACATGAACGCCTGATTATCGTAATATTCATACTTATTGGAATACTTTTCTCTAATCCAGTTTCGCCCTATTGCCAAATCTGATAACGGAATAGGGTAGTCCGTCGGGTATTCTCCCGGTTTTAGTTTTTTAGCCATACAGCACACCCCCTAACGGGTCATTATCTGCAATATCTATATTACCAATTTTCGCCGCGTCTCTCCACACCGTAACGCCCTTTTCAAAGATACCGCGTAAAGTTTCTTTAGCGCCTTCATCGGCTCGTGAACAGGTAAGATAAACTTCTTTACATTGCCAGTACGTGAAGTTTTCCATGCAGTTGAGATTATCAGGTAAGGGCATAAATTCATGAATCGCGTAACCGTATCTAAGGAAATACTCCCCCACCACATGTTGCATGTTGCTATTTATATTTTTGAAACGTATAGCAATTTCGAAAATTCCATTACACAGATTAAAACCATCGCCGCCCTGTTGCCCGATAACGCTTGGCTGTGATAGCGCCATATCTTGCACGGTTGCATTAATTCCTGCGATTGCATTCTGGTAGTCGCCTTGTGCCGCCCATTGCGCAAGATCGGCGTTTTGCGTAGCGAAGCCCGATTGTAGTGCTTGATTGTTATTGAACTGTTCGTTTGCAGCCCAATAATCAACGCCTGCACCTATTAAGCCCATAACCGCGCCGCCATAATTGCCGCCTGCAAGATTGCCCGCGGTACCCAGTGCAGCGTTCGCAATTCTGCTTGCGTTTTGTACGTCCATGTTGGCTTGATTGTTAGCCAACTGTTGTTGGGCTTGGCTGTAGGTTAGTTGTGTATGTGCATTTGATTTGTTTAGCGTCCAACCCGCCCCGCTGTATTGCCAGTTACGAGTGTTCACAGTCGTAGCCTGATAAAGTATGTAATTGTCGTTAACAATGCTAAAAGTTGGTAAGTTGTTAAACCATAAGGCATTGTCTATATAGTTTTCGGGTCGGTAGGTGCCCTCTCGTCTTGGCTCGCTATCGTCCAAAACGAAATAATAATAATCTTCATCGTTTGGCAAGCTACCATTTACACCAACATCGCTGCCATAATAAGGCACATAGAAAGCAAGGCGCATATAAGGAGGTGCGGCACATGCAACTTGGCGCAAGGCTAGCGCGTTTTCGTTTGTTAATTCTGGTTTGAGCAATAAAGGGCTTCCCGTGAAATTGGTAAGCTCAATAACGGAGTACGGGTAGCATAACAACTTTTTTAGATTCCTATAACGGCTGCATATAGATTGTCCTAATCTATTAGCAAGCGTTTGTCTATCAGTCCAAAACTCCCCTTCGTCGGGTGTCGTACCTAAAAATCTCGCATTAACGCCGTTTAATTGTACGTCTGGGCCATCCGTGAGAAATGCTTTAGGGAATAACGTGACGGATAAAATCGTGCGGGCTACCCAAGGAGCCTCTCGCAACCTCTCACACAAAATCTTGTAATCGTCTGGCCTTAGTTCATAAACGTTGCACGAGGAAATAATTCCATCGGTAAACTGACCATCGGAGGTCCTAAAAGAAGGATTAGTAACAGTGCCCCATTCTGCGGCAAGGTCGCCCGTAGATTGAACAATAAGTGATAGGCCGTTTCTATCCTCCGCCTCTTCTGATCGATTCACCGATAAATTGAGTACTTGCACATCTGATATGTTGTATTCGTTGCCAATATCCAATGATTCTGGCACTGAGCAATACCGCCGCCATGTGTAGGGTGCGTTATTGTTAGCGATGTTGCAACTTGCCTGAATTGCTGCATGGCCACGTACCACAAACGCTTGACTAATGCGAAAGTTGAATAAATACGTCTGAAAAACATCTAATTGTAACGTGATAGCCGTAGTAGACGGATTAACCATAGCAACAGACGTTATAAAGTAATATAGCTTTGGCGGTGTTAATTCACCTGGCACGGGCTGTTCAGGGTTTTCGACCACGCAATAGTTATAACTATAAGCCGCGCTATACGGTAGGCCTAAATTAATAGGTTCATTCGGCTTTAAGTATGAGTAATTATCGAGTGTCAACGAATCACTAGTTAATGCTGCGAAATAGTTATCCCTCGTTTCATGGTCTGCAAACGATACCACGTCCTTATAAGAAGAATCCCACGTCACGCGGCATAGCGTAACGCGGGACTGTGCAGGCCATGAGGAGGGGGTAAAAGAAGTTTTCAATTTTGCCCTCCTTTAATTTTTAACCCGCTGAATAACCTACTTTGTTAAGTTCAAGGTTTGCCAGCTTGGTATTATTAGCTGCTGCATAAGCCGTAATGTTAAGAGTTTCATACGTGCTATTGCGCGAAACGTGAAGCACGTTCTGAGAATCTACATAGGTTCCCGTATCAGGACTAATAACGTTAGGCGTTGGTGCGCTGGTATCAGTCGGAGCGGTCGCGCTCAAATCGGTGATTAAATAAAATACCGCTTCGTCGCTTGTGCTATCGCTGTAGGTTACTTTCGGGGTAAGCTCAATTTCTGCACCAGGTTCGAGAACTGCATTGTTGGCTACCGTGTTAGTCAGTGCCAGGGTAACACTGGTTACCGTTTTAGCGGTAACGCTACCCAAATTATCTTCTTCCGTGGACGAGAACAAAAGCATGTTACGCATATCGGACAGTGCATAGGTCCCCCAGTGGTGTAAATAACTGATCCAGTCACGGGTACGGGGGTTATAGATTGTATCGTTGGCAACCAAATTATCAGCACAAATATATGCGCTAGCATCAATAAGCACCGCTTGAGCGCCTGCAATGTCGAAATCATCAACTACGATTGTTCGGTCGGCAATAAAGTTTGTCTTATCCATGTGAAAAGCTGCAGCCAAAACTTCAACATCAAAGTAAGCGAAGAAGGCGGGAGTACCAAGAATTACCAGCTCGTCACTAGATACGGGCATATGCTTAGGGTTGTATTGCGTCTTAATGAAGTCGCGCATCATTAAGTAATGCTCACGCATCGCCACAGCAATTTCTTTACCTGCCGCTTCTTTGTTATCAGCTGATGCAATGTCGGGCACTTTAACCGTAGGCATAGTCCATGCATCATGCGCGCCCTTAATAAGATTGCGCATAATCAAATATTCGTCCCACTGGTCAGACTTCAAAGGCATATTCAAAATATCATTAATCATGGATGATAGGCCGCCGTCATTGGCGAATGCCTGGCGCAACTGGTCGCGATTGTAGCGCATCGGGTAAACGTCCTGGCGGTTCATGCTGTAGTAATTTACCTCAATATCTGGCTTTGGAGCGCCAAACGGGTTTGTATTATTAGGGTCGTAGCGCTCAGCAGAAATTAGACCACCCTGAATTTCCTGCACCATTCCGCCGAATTGTTGTTCGCCACGCTTCAAAGGTGCAAGCGAATTACGGAATGAGTTAGTCTGAAAAACCGTCAAGCCAATACGATTTACCAACAAGTCAGAAAACTCATTCATGATCGGACTATACGCATCGAGCGTTTCAAAAATACGTGCAATGTTGCCGCGTGTAGCCGCGGGGATTCGCTCCTGATAGCCCGCCGATGCTTCACTTCGTACCAGGTTAAGCACTTCGGCGTTGCTTAGTGTCAATGTAGCTGGCATTAGTCCTCCTTTAATAGATTCTCTTTAACTTTATCTTCAATAGTTAATTCTTCCTCTTCGTCTGGTTCTTCCGCTTCTTCGGCTTTACCAGTTTCAGCCATAATTAGTTCATAGTTTTTTGCCTTCAAATCGGTGTTTTCGCGGCGCAAGTCCTCAATCTCTTGGTTGCGCTGCTCAATCAATGCTACCTGGCCGTCATTATATGACGTAAATGCATCATTGATATTGGATAGATACGCTGGATAATCTTCAATCTCTTCTGTGGTTCCAGCTAACAGCTCGAAAATATCCACGGTTTTTACCTCCTAAAAATAAAGGGCTATTGGTAATAATTATATACCAATAGCCCATATTTTTACAGATAGACCGTACCGTTATAGCGTTGAGCCAGGGACAAGGGGCTGTATTGCCAAAAGCCGCAAGGCTCTGTCTATTGGCAATACTTACATACTACTAATAAGCGGCGGCGCTATCTGTATAAGCGATTTTATCATTCTATGCATTATCGTTCAACCAACGCTGCCATGCGCTCGCTGTATTTTGCCCAAGAATGCCATCTTGCGCAACACCAAGAAATTTTTGCATGGCTTTAATAGTTTTAGGACCCACGAAGCCGTCATCTTTAACACCGAACAAACGTTGCATAGCTCCTACTAAATTAGAGCCGTTTCCGCCGTTGTAATTAATAGCACGTGAATCAATACGTGGAAAATAGCGTTTGAGACTAGGGTCTTGGTTGCTCATAACACCATCTACAGGCGTTCCGAAATAGCGTTGTGCTTTCTTGTTGGTGTTTAGGCCAATCCAACCATCAACAGCAACATCACCGCCACCATCAGAAGTGGTTGCGGAAGTGCTAGACCCAGTGCTGGCAATTTCGTTAAATGGGAAATTGACACCTGGACAGTCAGTAGCACACACATCTTTATGACGTTGAACCTTGGATATGCCGTACTTAGATTTTAAGTAAGATACAAGCTCGGCACCCGCCTTGCGCTGCGTTTCGCCCATGGTCTCACTCATAAAATCGCCCTCAAAACATACGCCGAGAGAGTCAGAATTAGAACCTGACGCATGAGCCCCTATCTTGTTTTCGGGTCGTAGACGGTAAATATTGCCGTCCTTACACACTAAGAAATGATAGCCCGCACCCGACCAGCCATTATTTAAATGCCACTGATGGATCTGTTCAGCTGTGCAAGACTTAGCAGCCGCATGATGTAGAATAATTCTGGTAGTGCGGTTTCGGTTAGACATGCTCTTAAATGCAAGATTAGTTTCAATAATGTTTACACTCATTTTATTCCTCCTTATTGTCGGTGGTATTCTCCCCAAATAACGACAGGAATTTACTGGTTTTCAATTCAGGGTTTATCTCACCTAAATTTTCCAAAATGCTAACTATTTCCGTGCATGAAATATAAACGCCCACTCCCATATATACCGCCCCGAACACATCAGGCAAGCCCAGAATAGGCATTGACCATTCACACAACCAGCCTAACAGAAGCGCGAGAATAAAACTAAGCTTGTGCATAAGTCCCTCTCGCATCTTGGTGCTTGACAGTTCACTCTTAATTGCTGCCTTTATAATTCCCGTTACGAAATCAAGAATTATAAATAGCATCACGACTAAAGCCACATATAATTCAACTTGCATATTACCCCCTTATAGTAAACGGCCTTTCTTCCAGTATAACGCCACCCTTTACCAGCTTAGGCACCAGCTTATAACAATCTTTTAATAAGTATTTTTTATCGAATCTATTCATATCTTTAATTAGTTTAGGGTCATTGGTAAACCCGATTTTAAAATCGTCAAAACTCATTACATCTTTAAGGCCTTGTGGCATTCCGGCGCATGTGTAAGAATACTCGCCATTTTCAAGCTGCACGGCGTATGTTTTTGGACGAATAAAACGGCACTTCTTGAAACGGTACTCACAGTCAAAATAGCCTAATTTTTTAGGGTCAGTTTCTAACCATTCGGGCACATCTCCAAACGCTTTTATGCTATCAGTATCACTGTAGATATAGTTATCCCCAAACTTTACCGCCGTTCTAATGAGATAATCGCGCGCATACGCAGTAACAAATGTCGCAATAGGTATATATACAGGGTCGCGTTCATCACCCTCTACCAATTCATAATTAACCACGTCATTTTCTAACACGGGGATTTTCTTTGTCCCCCGAATTTTTTGCCCGAACTTTCCATACAACGAGTTGTTGCATAGTTTGGCCTGAAACCGTTCCCCCGCATTAGTCGCGTGGACTTTGTTGTGATTGTTTATATCTATATAATCGTCAAACAGTCCATACTGGCTATTAAACTTATAAGCCCCTAAAAAGTCGATTATATTTAAGTCGTACATATCCCGCATAAGTGCAAGATCAACGCTTGTAAACCATCCTATTAAGGGTTCCGTTATATTGCGCTGATATTCACGCGGATTGAACCTTGGGTTATCCTTAATCTGTATACAGGGCAAGCCGTCAGGCTTTAGCCTAGCGGTATATTCGATACACGCAACATAAAGACCGTTTAATTCTTTTTCATGCATGATAAATTCAGGCACCCCGTAGGGGTAAGGCTTATAGCGCATCTGATAGGGGTACATACTATTAACATCTAACGAAACCCCGTCTTTAATGTAAGTCTTGTTTTGGTGTGTCGGATTTACATACACGTAACCGCCTTTATAAGACTTGCGTATGTCGCGATCCGCTCTTTTTGGCAACATTGGAAAGAGTTTATTAAACTTCTTACGTTCTAATAAATCCTTATAAGCCGCTAAACAGTCGGCGGAGGTAGTTAGTTTGGTTCCCATCTTTAAGCGCTGCTCTAAAACTTGAGCCAATATGCATACATCGCGCCGTAAGTAGTCCAATTCTTGAGCCGTCAGCTCATGCCCCACTGGTCTATAAGTACTATAGTCTATTTCACCCTTTGTCATATTAAGATGATAGGTATTGGCGGCTTCTGCCAGGGACATAGTTACTTTTTTAAGACTATCAGCTAACACTATTTCTTTATCCATAGCGCGAAACTTTATTGAGTAGAACCGCCCCATATCATCAATGAGCGTGCTTAGTTGCATGTTGTCATTAATCTGTTCAACGTGTTTAAAATCGTGTCTTAGCAGGTAATCAATTATAAATTTTCCGTCGAAAGCCAAGTTGTGAAACCAGACGCGCGCATTATTAAAATTTAAAATGGTATCTATAAAACTTTCGATTGATAGGCCATAAATAAAGCTATTGTTATCACCTACCAGGCAAACGCCCCACGCCCAAACAGGATTTTTAGCCACTCCCTCTTCTGTTGTGTTGGTTTCAAAATCGGCTGCATACTCTGCATAATCCATAATGCTATATATTCTTCACGATATTTAACATTTTCCAAATGATGTCGTAATTGCTGCCTTTGGTATCCTCGACAACGCCAGACCGCCCCTCGTCATAGTCTCGCTGGTAGCGATAAACCGATGTCAGACTGTCAAAGTCGGTATAGTGGTAAAGGTAATAAATCTGGTCGTCATTTAAGTTGTTTAATATATCGGCTAATTCTTCCGTTAGGTAGCCCTCATCGCTTAAGCGATTAGTAACTGATTCTATATAGCCCCTGTTCTGCTCCGTTAGGGCTTCGTCAGTTTTAGAAGCGTTTTTAACGGAACGATTATAGGCTTTAATGGCGTTTTCTAGCTGCTCTAATGACTTAAACGGCGTATTGCGAGGCTCTACCTGCGCAACTAAATTTTCTGTTCCACCACGCCCGAAATCTTCACGCGATATTTTTTCGGGTAAATTCTTTGTGATCGATTCTACTGCTGCTATCACGTCGTCGGGCTTGTTTAGCTCCACATTTTCACGGATGCTCTCAAGCCTAGCGCGGCGCTCTGCTCTAATTATGTTTCGTTCTGCTTCGGCGATTCGGTACTCAAAGACTTTTTCGTAGGGTAAGGCGATATTACTATTTCGTTGCAATACGTAATTTAACGATTTCCCCTGTGTCTCAATTCGGTTTTCGCGAGAATTAAATTCTCGCAACTGACGTGCGTAAGCATTTTGTTCGCGTGCAGTCATAGTCTGCACCTCATCCCAGCTTTTAACAGGCACCGCCATTTGATTTATTTGTGCGTTCGCGATGCCCTTTTTGCGCAAGCGGTAAAGCTTATTACGTGCATTCTTTTGCAGTCTTGATAATTCTTTTTTAGTGATGGCCATAATTCCCCACCCCTTGCCCGATAAAATAAGCCCCTCCCCATTACGGGGTAGGGGCTATCAATAAATAAAATTTATAAAACCTATTACATATCCAAATAGCGATAGGTTCGACCGTTGCGAGTTGAACGGGTTTTGGTGACTACCTTAATAGGGTGATCCCAGTTTTTAGGCATACCGTAAGAATTAATAAGCGCCTTTACTGATTCATAAACTCCCAATGAAGCGGAAAAATAGCATTCTCCCTCTTGATCGATTAGAATAACCGCGGGATTGTCCGTTTTCTCGCCTTCCTCGTCACCACCGATAAAAGATGATGCGGTAAATGCAAAGTCTACGAGATCAATATAAGTACCATCCATGTCTGACAGCGGCTCGGCGGTATTCTGTGCCTTAAACAAGCGGCGTTTGTCATCATCAGATTCAACATCGAAAGAGGTTACAATGCCATAAGCGTTTACACCTGTTTTAATTGCTCCGTCAAACGAAAGAGATTCATTAGTTTCACGAATGAGTGCTAAAGATTCAGCCATTTTTTAATTCTCCTTTACGGTAGCATGTTTAATAAAATCATCTTCAGACATTTCAAAAACTTTTTCAGTCTTGATAATACCCTTAAGCGTTATGAAGTCATTACAAGCTTCAGAACGTGCCATTTTCAGCAATCGCATATCGGAAATAGGTTTTCCAACATAGGTGTACACGCCTAAATCTTTTTCGCCATTGGTGATGGTAGCTTTAACTTCGACAAACTTCTTACGAATCATATCTTTTCACCTCCTGCCCCCAGTGTCTTTATTCATAAAGCGTCTAGCCGCTTTACAACACTCTTTATATATTGTATCGGCATCATAGGCTATAATACGTTGTTTGCTTTCAACCTTACGGCCTAATTTGTCTCTGTTTCTCATTACCAGTATAAAGCAAGTTTCATAATAGGCATAATTAAATGAGGTTATTAGCTTGATAAATTCTAATGATGGAAACGTTAACGTGAGTGCCTTGTTCACTTCGTTTATGTCTACCATATAAACCAGCTCGCAAATGGTAGGGAGAAAAATAAGAAAAGCGCTAGAGTTATTAGTGCTTTGTCAAAAGTGGTCATTTTAAGCCTCGTTTCTGGGGTGGTAAAACATTTTAATGATGCACTCAAACTCTGACAATGGTATGCTGTCTAAGTCGTGTTTGTTGTAAAAGCACCAATTTAATAAAGTCCATACGCATTCTTCAAGGGTTTCGTCTTTATCAATTTCATAACCGAAAGAATCAACATAAGATTCTACACATTCAATATAGTCATCAATACTATATTTAGTAGCCATTTCT